AGATGTGGTACTGCGCATCATCAAAGGCCTTCACATCCAGAGGTGGGCCTTTTACAGTATTTGACCTGACGATTCTTTTTGGCTCTGAGAGGTTGAAGAGCTGGGCAAAGCTCAAAGCCTCACAAAGGCATCCTTTCGCCACGTGCTTATGCTCTTTTAGGCTGTTTTTCAATGTCTTTGAAGGTTTTTACCACACCTCTGTCACCTGCCACTTGGTCGAGACTTTGACCATAGAGCACAGTGTCTTCAGGTTGGATGTCAAAATAGTTCTCGATCTGACCTTTTAAGGCCCGCACAGAGGCTGGATTGGCAGCCACTATTACCACAGACGGCTTAGCATCTGCTATTTCAGATGGTGGTTCAACAAGTGTGGAGAAGAGCGGTCGTATGGACGATATTTTAGACGCTGGAATATAGTCAGATAGCGGCTTGTACTCAGCGTCAAGCACTCTTATCCCTGTGTCGAACTTTATCACCCCTCTCGTCACATAGGAGCGTATCTGATTAAAGTCGAAATCACCATCAACGCCATTGATCTGATAGACGTAATCCGTTCCATCTAGCTTCAGAGTCTTCGAAGCAGGTTTAGTCATGGAAGAACTCTTGTGGACGATGACTAGGCCATGCTTTTTCACAAGCTGGTCCACAAGCTCTTTTGAAGAATGAGTGATACGGACGTCACTTCCACTGCTCAAATCATCGACAAAAGCCTCAAGAGACCTGTTTAAGTCCATGGGCGAGTAGAAGCTTCCTCCATCGATATAGTGCTGGCCTGCTGTCAAAAAGACAGTCCCATACGGCACCGACTCCATCAATGGTGTTCTACAAAACATCATACTAACTACGATGTCACAGTTCAAGCTTCGGAAAATCCAACTTAAGAATTGGATGACGATCCGTGACCAAGAGATTGAGTTCCCAGACCAAGGATTGGTATTCGTCTCAGGTGTCGATGAGTCCAGTCAATTTGAATCCATAGGCTCTGGAAAAACCAGTCTGGGCGAAGCCCTAAGCATTGCGGTCTGTGGGATCCGTGGTAGATACTCCTCCCTAGGCCATTATAGCACGAATGAGAAAGGCAATACGTTGGTCATGGTTGAGGGGTCTTTCCAAGACAAAGGCCTGGTCATTGAGATGGGTTACAAGTTCAAAGACCTGTCCAAGACGGGTGAAGGCCTTCGTTTTAAGACAGGTGAGACAGTCATTTCAAGATCCCATGTGGACCTTACTCGAAATGAGTTGAGCCAGACTCTCGGCATCACTCCAGAAGTAGCAAAGTGGTCTGTCTACATTGATGGAGATAACTTGGACTTCAGCTCACTCTCACAAACTCAAGCAGTTGAACTAATGATGGCTGCACTAGGCCAGCCATCGTGGGCATCATACTACGAGAAGGCCAAGAAAACTCTAAATGAACTTAAGAGTGATGTGGCTGCTAAAAAGTCATCCAAAGAAACCATGCTTGAGATGATTGAGACAACCAAGCAAGGTATCATCAAAGCCGGCGAGTTGCTAGACAAAGAGAAGACACACTTCGAGAACCAAAAGGCTGTGATGGCTCAACAACTGGAAGAAGCCACGAAGAAGCTGAAGGGCCTAGAGATTGAGATTGACGAAAGGGCTAAGAAACGTAAGGACATCAAAGCCAGTATCAAGAAGATTGAGGATAGCCTAGCAGAGCAAAATAAGGCTCTTGAGATTGAAGAGATGAAGCTTAGAAATGAGAAGGCTCACATTTCTCAAGAAAAGAAGCCACTGACACTGATTGAAAATCAGGCAAGCAATGAACACTACAAAGCTGATCTGGACCTCAAAAATCTAAAGTTGAAGCCCAAAGAATGTCCCACATGCAAAAAACCTTGGGACAAAGGACCATCTGATTCTGACATTGAGAAAGCCCAAACCAAAGTCCAACAGGCTTCAGATAAGCTTAAACAAGTAAGAGCCCAGATTGATGAGATCCGTGACCGTGAGGATACCAAACAGCTGGAGATTGACGAGCACCAGAAGAAGCAACGACAGCTGAATGTAAAAGACCAGGTCAGAGGATTCTCAAACGAGTTGGATACTCTTGACAAGCTTGATGTTAAAGCCTCCAATGAGTGCAAATCCTTAGAGGTACAGATTGCTCTACTAAACAAAGGGCCCTCAGACTCAAATCTTGTAAAAGCCCAAGGAATACTAGATTCCAAACAAGCCAGCCTTGTTGAGTACGAAGAAAAGCTAGTCAATGTGACAGCTGAACTAGAGGAGAATCAGGAGCTCTGTAAGGTGGTGGAATATTGGTCTGGGGCCTTCAACAGTTCTGGCATACCAAACATGGTACTTTCCAGGTCAGTGGACCCACTGAATCAAGTGTCCATGGCATTGTCACACCGGATGTCTGGTGGCACCCTGGGCATCTCCTATGAGACAACCAAAGAGTTGACCAGTGGAGCTGAGAAAAACTGCCTGAACATCAAGGTGAAGAATTCACGAGGTGCATCCAGAGTTACGGGCAACTCAAAAGGTGAGAGTGGCCTGACTAACCTGATTGTGGCTGAAACAATCACTGAGGTTGGACGAGTTTCCTCTCGTATTGGATTTCGCTGGTATGATGAAGTGGTCAACTCACAGGATCCCAAGGTTCGCAAGTGCATACTGTCATATCTCAAAGAGACTGCGAATAGACTAGGAATCTTGATCTTTGTGGTTGATCACCACCCAGAAGTCTCAGCCTATGCTGATCATGTCCTTAGAGCCACGAAAAGCAAAGAAGGTGTCACGACCTTCTCGTGGGTCTAAATGCCTTGGTTGCTCACAGTGTTCTGATTAAGATTGTTAGGATTCTCACCAATGCCCACATATCGGTTGAGTTGTGGCTGACCTTCAGTTAAAGGCACAGTGTTGTAGAGGTTTCCTAGCACGTCTTGGGCAAAAGCACTGAGACCACTGAGCTGGAATGGAGATGTAGCAGCTCCACCAAAGTAGTTTGAGAAGCCTGGAGCATGTACGAAAATGAATGAAAAGTCCGCAGATGTTGGGACGTTTCTGATTCCATTTGGCCCATATTCCACAGCACCTCTCATCCATGGGCCTTTAAGCTTAACACTGACACTGTTGACATAGCCGTAGCACCGAATTCCAGGGGCTCCATTACGATCACCAACCGATATCAAGTCTAATAGACAAGCTGGAGGAAACACAGTTGTGGCTTGACCAGCATTGCCATTAAAAGCAATCGATTCATCTTGGCCCACTGACGCTGGAGTGCCAACAGCTGATGAATCCTTTGGTGGATTTGGAGCTCCACCAGAATGAGTTGTGCCAGAAGCCGCAGAGTTATAGTAGTTTCCAACAGTAACAGATATGTTGGAGCGATCAGCGCTGTTGTTTATTGGCAACAAAAGTGAATGAAGCTTGGCTGACATTAGCAGCAAAGACAGTCCACCTTTACTGCAGAATGGATCCTGGTAGTGCAGTGAAAAAGAGATTGGAATCTTTAGAGGATTGGTTTTCTTGTAGAGATGTATGCCATCAGGAGTATATGGAGCTGAAGTTTGGCGGTAGTCAGCTTCTCTGGCCAACTCCACAATCTCAGGCATTGAAGGGAAGTTGATAACCGTTGACGATGAAGCCTCGTTGCTTCGATTACTCGTCAAGTAGTCAGCCACGCCATTGTATGTAGAGCCCAGTGATACAAGACGACCAAGAACAGATGGACGTCTGTCCAACGGTCGTTGCGTGTTGACCGGAGGACTGATGTAGCCTTGTTTCTGGCTTATGGGGTATTGTGCGGGCATATCTTAAAAAGCAGATTGTGTGGAGTAATCACCATATCTCTGGATTCGCTGCATCTGCTCGTAGAGGTCACGTTCGTCCTGTTGCTTACGAGCATCATCAGCTTGATTCTGTGAGATCGAAACTTGTCTCTCGAGATACTTAACCATTTCAGTTAGCAAGGCCAACTGATCAGTCTCATTCTTAGAAGGAGGACGACTCTCGGTGACAAGCTGGCTTTCCTTAGCTGCAATAGCATTTCTAAGGTAGATAACATCACGTTGAGCCAACTCACTCTTGAACTCAGCGGCTTGAGCGGCAGATATGGTTTGAGCGCCACTCGCTCCACTCATCATTTCAGCAATGTCTTTTTCACGAGTGGCAAGCATCTGGCCAAAACTTGTTGAACGACCACCAGCACCTTCAACAGTGATTGACTTCAACCTTTCAGCGTCAGTTAATCCTTCAGCAGTGCTTATTGAGGCGCCACGCGCTTCAGATGTGCGACGTAAAATGGCCTTTCGGATTGATTCAGCATCACGGCCTCTGGCTTCATCATTTTCTCTACCTTGAGAAATTACGTCTCTTAAATCTGATACAGGATTTCTTCCAGTTACAAGCTTGTAGATTCCACCCGCAGCTAAGGTTAGTGCAGCAGCAACTAGTGTAAGAGGATTGACTAAGGCTAGTAAGGCTTTGGCCACAGGCACGAAAACTACCTTAAGAGGGTTAACCAGAAAATTCATTAGCATGGCCCCTATGCCTGTGGAGGCCGCAGCACCTGCTGCGCCAGCTCCAGCACCCGCAGCTGACATAGCTCCTGAAACAGCTGCTCCAGTGCTAGTGGCCAGTAGTTGAGCATTTAAGGCCCGAAGTCCAGCCATGGCAATAGGAGCAACTATGGCCAACTGCTTGATGCTGTTGATTAGTAGTCCTAAAGCACCCACGGCCACAACACCACCAACAACGGCGAGTGTCTCAAACACCAACGGAAGACCTCTGAGTTTTTCAAGCAGCCAAGCAACACCACCAGCCACCTGTGAAAGCACAGCAACAAATGGCCACATTCCAGCGGATAGCAGCTTCTGGAGGCTCTCAGATATGGATGAAACAGACTTTCCAAGGTTTGCTACTTCGTTGGCATATCGTTGATCTAACGATATAGAATCCTCTGTACGAGAGTTCAACTCTGCAGCGGCCTTAGACAGATTACGAAGTGACACCACAGACAGACCAGTTTGAACTGAAAGATCCTCGAGTATAGCAATCTGCTGGAGCATTGGCTGATTCTTTGTCAGCTGGTCCACATAGGCACCCATGCTGGCGATGAATCGTCTCTGCTCAGTGTCGTTGCCAAGATTCTCAGGATTGATGCCCAACGCCATGGCTGTCTGCATGCCCTCAGTCGTTGTGGCCATGCGCTTGAAAAACTGGACGTAGTCACCAGACATGCCAGTGAATTGACGAAGAGCATCATCAATCTTTAGTGTGCTCTTGATCACTTGGGCATAGTTGCTGATGTTGCCCATGATCATCAGGGCTTCGCCCAGGTCCTTAGTGAATCGGCCAAACTCATCAGCTGTGAGACGAGTGTTCTCACGAATGGTGGCCAGTGTGTCACCCATCTGAACCAGATCCACACCAGCTTGCTTGGTGTAGAAGACCAGGTGTGCAGCATTGTCACCACTGATTCCAAGAGCCTCAGCCATCTTCACGGCCATGGCTGCAGATGTGGTTAACTCGTCCGTTCCAGCCTTGAAATTGAGTCTGCCGAGTGTGGCCATGGCTTCAACAGTGGTAGCCACTGTGCCACCACCTTGAAAGGCAGCTTTCAAACCTTGAGCGAAGAGAACACTGCGTGTGCCAATGTTGCTGGCAAACGTTTCAAAGCCTTTCTGAAAGGCGTCAAGCTGTGTCTTTACAAGACCATACAACTGGCCAAACAACGAGTCCTTGATCTCACCAATAAGTCTGAAACTGATGTCACGCAGTTGCTTAAATCTGTCTTCAGCAACATTTGTAAGAAGTTGTTTAGATGTATCCCTGGCCCTCTGTACTAAGTCCTCAAATGCAGATATTGTCGAAGTGAGTGCTCCTGTTGGGTCAGCATTTCGTATGCGTTGCAGACTTGCCGCAACCAAATCAGCTTGGCTGGTGAACTGGGTGACAACAGTCTTGCTCTTGTCCATCTCAGCTTGGAAGCTCTCTTGAAGAGCGCCAAGATTGAGCAACATGGCTCGAAGATTCTCAACATCAGATGCTTGAGTGGTTCTGATGGTGTCGGACAACTTCTTGATGTCAGTGGCTATGGTTTGAGCATCCGCGCTGATGGTAATGCTCAATGCATTGAGGCCTGTCTCGTAGGACTCAAAGTTTTTAAGGGTGCCAGCCGCGATATTCTTGATCTTCTGACCAGCTGAATCACTGGTGTCAGTGAGAGCTGACGTGATCAGAGTCTTAAGCTTGAAGGCTTGAGAAACTGCACCAGACAAAGCAGACTGTCCAGCAATCTCATTTAGCCGGGTAAGCTCGTCATTGATTTGAGATATGCCTAGAGGAATACCAGCGGCTGTAGCTTGGGCCAAGGCATTTCCAATCTCGGTGATGGCAGTGCCCAACCCACCTGTCACTGAGGCTTGAAGCTGACGGTATTCGTTGGACAGACGACTAACTGCCACTCTGGCTTGATCAGTGGTTCTAGCATCACCAGTGATTGCCTTCAGAGTCTTAGACATCTGACCACTGTTGAACACCGCATCGGCTTCCTTGATGCGCTTGACAAAAGAGTCAAAGTACTGACTAGTAACTTTTGTACTGTCAGCTATCGACTTACTTGATTGGGCCAACCCGTTGGCTAGTGCTTGTGCTTGAGCGGCTGCTGTCGTCACAGACTAACTACGTATCGTCGCAGCAGCGTACCAGAGTAGCAAATCTACTTTGCCAAGTGGCCAGTCAGCCATGCGAGGACAGGCATCTCGAGCACCCAGACAAAGGTTGTGGGCCGTATCAAATCCAAACTTCTTGGCCAGCCTAACAAGGTGCACATCAGGCTTTACCAATTGGACAGCTCCCAGATTACGTGCAAGGTGCATGGAGAGCGCTGGACCCATGAAGGCGATGTTTTGTATGGCCAACGGATCTCTGTCCTCCAGATAGCGTTTTCTAAAAGGAGACCAGCCCTCCCTTACCTCAGCTCTGGTCTTAAAGATAGCGTTGAACTTTGCATGGTTTCGCCAGATCTTAAAGACTTGATCTTTGTCCGGAGGACTGGCAATCTCTGACGGGACAAAGCGTCCACGGCCATCGACCAGGTTATGGGCCACAAGAAGTTTGTCATAGTTGGCTGTCACGGCCTTGGCTGAGAAACCACTGACATAGACGCACCAGAGGTAGTTTCTAAAGAAAAACTCCTCAGAGATCACGTCCACAGACGCCAAGCTAATTGAGTTCCAGCTGTCATAAAACTCCTTACGGCAGTGCTCGTGGACGATTAACCAGGCGTGAAGAGCCATCTCGTCCAAGCTCTCAAAGTCAACGAGCTTCTTAGCTTTTACCTTCGTCTTGATACTTTCCATGAAAAATGTTTACAATTTAGGGTGAGGTGAGTACACTGCTTCCATATGAATAACTCATATGGACATAACCTGGTGACATCGATTAAGGATGTCGGTAGAAAAAATAAACCTGAAATTTGGGTCAGAAAGGTTGAATCGGCTCCAAGTCGTTTAGGAACAATGTATGCCCTAATTAGGGGTCCATTCTGGCCACCCTGTATCAGAAATGATTGTGGCTTAAATTCTCTAGACGATGTTACTACGAACAATTGGCTTTGTGATCAGTACGATGAATGCTTAGATGCTTATGAGCACTATCTTCTTGTCAGAAAATATCTGAGTGGAACAACATTGCTTCAGTACTTTGAGCATGAAAAAGATGTTAAAGTAGTTGAACTGGACAATGTCAAAAATTTCAGGGAATTTTTTGAGAAAAATACGTCTAGGTTGTTGGCCCTGCTGTGCGGGCGCCAAGAGAAGATCCTTTTCTCGGTGACCATCGGTCATCGAGGATTCATCGGAACATCAAATAAAAGTTTGATGTTGAGTCAAGTAAAGCTATTTGGCAAGAAGACAACTTTGGCTGACCATGTGTGGGTGAACTATACAAATGCTTGGTCAGTTGCTGAACCACTGATTGGAGGGAGAAAAGTCTACGTATTGGGTAAAGTTGTAAAATATAAGAGAAAAGACGGAACGACGGACTATTCCATCAAGGCAAGTAAGGTTATTCGTGCATGAAAAAACCCACCTGGATTTCTCCAGGTGGGTTTTGTTGATCAGCTAAGCTTAGCCGATGACTGGACCGAAGGAGCTCGGGGCGTTCTGAACGATACCGCGAGCGTAGAACTTCGAGTTGATCATCTTCTTCGCGAAGCTGGTCGCGAAGCCCCGTTGATGGAGGAAGTCAGGCAGCATGATATCAGGGGTGGTGTACAGCTTCTGGTACTCAGCTAGGACGTAGCCGGTACGGAGGAACTGGTCACCCTTGTGGCCAACGAGGAACTCGTTGGTCGGATAGTGAGGATCAGCGAAGATCTTCTTGTTGCCGAGGTCACCGATGTAGGTGATGCCCTGCATCTCAACGCGGTTGTTACGCGGCACGAAGTGCGGCAGCGTGGCAACAACGGTGGCGGACTGGAGGCCGAGCAGCGCCCAGTTACCAGCAACCATGTTCGTCGAACCAAAGATGAAGTTGGAGGCAGTCTCCATAGCATCAATGAACGAGTACTTGTGGGTCTGGTAGTTGACGTTCGAGGGAGGCGTAGCATCCCAGGTAACGAAACCAGCGTCAGCACGGGCACGCAGGTCGAAGATGACCTGACGATGCTTCTGATACTGAAGCGCGTTGGTGATGGCGTTGAGCAGAATCGACTCAGCGCGGATGTTGTACATCGCGGAGAGGTTCTGATCAGCTTCCTCGGACCACACGGCCTTCAGCTTCATTACCTGCGCAGTGACAGGGGTGGAGCTGATCTTGACCTCGTAGTCCATGATCGACTGATTACCTTCCGAGTTGAACTGGTAGGTAACCGAGTACGAAGCAGTGGAGGAAACGCCGGTGACAGTGAAGGCACCGTTCACATAGTTCACAGTACCGCCAGTGATAGCACCAGTGGCGATAATCGCACCGTTGCCGTCATCAGTGGTTGTGTCGTTGCCGATCGTCAGCTGGACGGTGCCAGGACGGAGCGGAGTCCACTCGAGGGTAGCAGCGCCACCAGCGAGAGCACCAGTCTCGTTAGAAACGAGCTCAGAGCTATCGTCATCGCGGTCAACCGCACCACCGAGAGCGCGCCACATCGGAGCACCCTTAGGAGTCTGACCCTTACGACGACCAGTGATGATGTCGAGGTAGACGATCTGGGACACCGGACCAGCCATGGGCTGGAGGGCGACGAGCTGGTCGATGACATCATTCTCAGCCATGTTGGAGATGACTGGGAAGATCCACTTGTCGAAAGTGCCGAGGTTGGAAGTACGGGTAACCTCATCGAGGCGACCGAACTTACGACGGCAGTTTTCGAGCATGATAGCGGCGATGGGCCGCTTGTACTCCGGCATGTGCGAGACGAACTGCTTCCATCCGAGAGCTTCCCAGAGTCCACGATCAGACCCCTCTGCTACTCCGACGTCAGTATCCGCCAGGCGCTTGCCCCACTCATAGATTTCGGTGAAGCGTGTTACGCCACCGCCTTCTGTAGCCAGCTCAGGGCGGCCACTAGGTGCAATGATGACCATATTTTGTCGATGTTGTTGTTATTGTTGTGAACCCGAAGTCGAGAGACGACGGGCAATGGCAATACTCTCACTAATGTTACGGGGATTGCCAACCGGAACCACAATGGTACCGAGCTTGCCCGTGTCCTTTGACTCAGTGACTGGGGTTGAAGTCTCAACCTTGGCCTCAGTAATAGTGGCCTTGGTTTCAACATTCTCCTTAGACTCATTCGTCGCAGGGACAGTGGTTGTTGAAGCCGCTGGGGTTTCAACCGCGGCAGCCTTAGGAGCTTCAGCCTTCTTAGCTGGCTGGATAGACTCACGCAGAGAGGCAAGAGCCTCTGGAGTCTTAGCTTCCTTCAACTTAGCCGCAAAATCAGTATCGGTCTTGAGCTTATCAGAAAACTCAAGCTCGAGAACTCGACGACCAAGGCGAACGACAGAGTCGTTGCTCTCGGCCTGAAGTGACTTGTACCGCTTGGCCAGAATCTCCAGCGCAGTGGTAGCAACATCATACTTCTCATTCAGCGTACCCTGGTCAGCTTGAACGCTTTCAGCAAATTGCTTCCAGGCGCGGCCGCGGGCAAGGTTACGTTGGTTGACCTCCATCAACTTAGTGTTGGCGTCAAGCGATTCCTTGAGTTTGTTCTTCAAGGTCACGCCGGTTTGAACGATCTTCTCGGTGACTGAAAGCAGCTTCTGCTTCTCCACGCTGAGACGCTCAACTTGGGCAGTGGGGGCAGCAATAGCCGAGCTCCAGGTATTCTGGATGGCTGTAATCTCTTCGTGGAGACGTGTTCCGTCCCAACGACGATTAGCTGTATCCTCACTGCACCAAGCCTCAACATGCTGATGGAGAGTTTCCATCTGGCGCATGCCTTCAGCGTACCGTTGTGGAGTCAGCTTGCTGACTTCCAGGCCCGCGAATGACTGCAATGACTGACGAATTTGATTCGCGTCCATGGTATTTTTTGGTGTTTGTTTAGCTACTGGAGTTTTGGCTCCCTGAATCGAGCTCTCTGTTACAGTAGTAACGGAGCGCTTCGAAATCTTGGATTCACCGACTGGCTCAACTACGGCATTAGAAAAGCTGGGAGTCATTACAACGTCCCAGCCTTCGCAAATATAGTCTTCTTGGACTATGTCAATACCCTCTGAATTTTTAACCAGGCTACCATAGCCTCTGCTTGAGACTGTTGGGTTGTAGCCAGCCGCAATCAACGCTTGCATCTTGCGGCCTTCAGCTGTGTCAAGGAATACTAGTTCACCCGTTATAGATCCGTCCTCATTGAGCTGAGCGGATGTAACGATGTGGCTGATTGGGCTGAGCAATGTCACCTGACCATCAGATGGATGCTCAAGAAGACCGAAAGTCTTATTCTCGGCTAAACGCTTACGAAGAAGACTTCCATCCTTGAAGTTGGCCTCCCAAACCTTTCTCGTATAGATTCGGCGATTACCATTGACTTCGTCACAAAAGCCAAGGCGACCTATGGCCTTTGTGGCCTTAAAGCCACCACCGAGATCTTCATTGACTAGACCTTTCTGTCTATCAATGATGAAATCACATGAATCAACAAGGTATTGCTTTGCCACGTATTAAAAGCCAGGGTGTAAACGATGACTCAGACGTTTTATCTCTATCAGCGCTAAAATGATTGAACTTCAAAGCTAATCTTCGGACATTACACCAATGGCTCTAATGGTGAGCGCTTGGGCGTCTTTGGGTTCTTGATTACAATTGTTGCATTATAGAAGTTCCAACAGTAGTCTAACGCCTTTTCAACTGCGTCCATATTGGCCCCACGCATTCTAAACCAACTACGGGCATCTTCTGGATCCAATTCCTCTGATGAGCCATCACTAACATTAAGCACAAACCAGTCTAGGCCCGGTTCTCTTCTCAGCTCAATAGTAAGAGGTTGTGATGGTTGAACGGGCAGAGGTTCAACCATAGGTGGCTGATTCGACATCAATCTAGATACAAGTTCTTGAGCACATGACTGCTATTGCCATTCTGACTTACAATCGTCTTCCGGCCTTGCAAAAGATTCTTGAAAGCATCATGAATCAAAACAAAGTCAAAGACATAGCTATTTTTGAGGACTGTGGACAGCAGGACACCACTCGTTTTTGGCTCAATTCCACCTTGCCCAAAATACCAAGACCAGATCTTATGGCCACACAGCACATTCTTGGTGGTGGAACTGTTCAAGCATTTCTAGGAACAGACAATCTGGGTGTTGCTGGCAACAGCAATAGAGCACTTAAGTGGTTCATGGAGGAGACCACAGCCGATCATTTGCTGCTGTGCAATGATGATATTGAGTTTGTTGGAAATGCAGCCAAAGCTTATAGAGATGCTCATGATGGAACCCAGATTGAGCTTTTTTGTTTCTGTGACTTCACAAGCACACAGTACAAGTGCACTCCTGTGATCTATAGGGGATTTGCTCTTAAAAAGCTTTCCAGAATGACTGGCATGATGATGTCAATCACGAGAAAGCTCGTGGAAAGTATTGGTTATTTTGATCCTCAATTTGGCCGATTTGGTGAGGAACACTGTGACTATACCATAAGAGCTCGCTATGCTGGACACCAAAGCATCATGGGCATACAGCAGTATTGTGTGGACATCAATCCATCAATCCCAGTGCTTAAACATCAGGAGGTTAACTCAACAATATCACAGGCTGAAAAGCCAGAGTTAGACAGAGTGGCGAGCTTAACCATGAGAGAAAAGTCTAAGCGCTACCCATTTACAAGTCCATACCTTGGTTTTTCCTTAGTAAGAAATAGAATGACAGATTCTATGAATGAAGCTGGCATTCAGACCGAATTCCTACTGGGTCATACATCCATCTAGGCGATTTAGGGCACAGCTAAGCATTTCGTCCTCGTTGGTCTCAAGTGAGAATGGTCCTTCTACAAATTCAAACCTACGACTTGGTGGACCTCCTATTGTTCCAACAGGCTTGTTGGACAAAAGACCTACAAACTGGCTAAACTGGCTTGATGACGAACCAAAAACAAACGCACATCCACTTAGATTCATCAAGTCTATGACAGCGTCTTTAACACCATCCACTGAGCGGTAGGGATTTATGTCAAGATAATCAGCATGAAAATGTTCAGATAGAGATTGTTTTATCCGTAAATTTGGACAGCTTATGTAGAATCTAGTAGTGGGTCTTGCACTTACAATTCTGTGCATTAAAGCCTTAAATGCCTCTTCAGAGGCTCCACTAAAGCAGTCAAGGTGATTTACACCTTCAGGCCTGTAGTCACCATATCTGAGATGGATTCCAATGTAAGATGAGTATTTCGAAGGAGACGCTTTGGCCAAGATCTCTCTTTTGAATGGAATACTTGACAGAAGTGTCTTAAGTGCATCTCTGTGATCTTCGGTGTGAAATTGTCCTGAAAATACTGGAGCAGTCCAAGACTTTATGACTATGATGTCGTGTGGATCATCTCTTCGTATGTTGGTGTATTCGTGAGGAGGAACTAAACCTGCATTGTAGACTTTACAGGTGACTCTAGCATCTAGTAGCCTGTATGACAACTCATGATCAGAAATAATGCTTAAATCTGAATCAAATATGTCCGTAAAGCTAACGTCCAACTCACTGTTTTTTGGCCAATAAATCTTAAAATCACGATTAAGACTATCAGCGATTATTTTTGAACCCAACAGTGAGTGGATCCTATTGCAAAGTCCTGATGTGCAAGAAGCCACCAACATTAAACAGGAGCACCTGGGTGAGTGTGTGAGACACTGAAGCCATCTTCAGCTTTGAATTTTGAGACAATCTGGTTTAGAAGATTTTTGTGATACGGAGTCAGATCGATCTTATTTTGCTCAGGCACATACAGACCGTCTGAACCATTCATCATGTGGCCAAAGTCCCAGATGTTTCGACCATGATAGAAACGAACGTATTGTGCTGGGTCACAATTCCAGTTACCCACATGGTTATCAACACAAATAACTCTGTCTGAAAACCACTCCAGAAATTTTGTGTCCTCTCTTACTTCAAGAGAAAGATAACGGGCTGGTGTGGATCTTTCGTAGATAACTGACATCTGTTGGCCTGTGGGCATCTTGTCATAGAAAGCACAGTTGTTAGTCAACGAACACCGTATTTGCCAGATGAAAGTTGATATGTGCTTCTCGCGTGTGTTGGCCATCTGATTCTCGATACGAGTGGGGTGGTGCCAGTCATCGTCGTCCCACGTCATACACCAGTCGCCTGTGGCATTCTCTATCGACCAGTTTCTTAGATCACCAAGTGTTACTCCTTGGCCCTTAGTAACAAACACCTCCTTGATTCTAGCATCAGGGGTTTTGCACACTTTTTCGTTGCCATGGTTTATGATGACAAGTTCCTTATTGGACCACGTTTGGTCCAAGAAGCAACCAAGAGAAACTCTGGCAAGTGGGTAACGCTCAGCATTCTTGCCAGTGATCATCAGCGCTGATACTTTGGGCTTTTTCCACCCAGAGAAAAGTTGGGCCCTAAATAGAGTCCACTCAGTCTCCTCCACTCTTGGCCTTGTGATATTACAGGCTGTCCAATTTATTGGATTGACCTTGATTCCTGACATGGTCCAATGCATCCATGTTGCGTGATCAGCGTTGTGCTGAAGTACTGGCATGGTATTCATCACCACAACAGGAACAAGACTCACGTTAAAAAGGACACTGCCAATAGGTGATTGTTCCCACAGAACACTGTCCTTTCTAGCGACACAGACAGACTTAGAGACATTGCAGTACCAATCAGCAACCACGAAGAGGTAGTTGTTGGTCTCCATCAATGGCCAAATACGATTCACTAAGTCATCACACACCATGTCTCTAGCCATGATGGGATACATAGTAGTTGGGATATTTTTAATCCTCGCCTGTCTAAAGGCTTCATTCGCACCAACTGACCACCAGTGTTGGCCATAGTCTATAACATTTGTCTCCTTGGCCGACGTGGCATTCAACATTGGCGCACGTCCAGGATGTGTAATGGTAAGAAACCAACTTTTGCCTTTCAAAAGTGAATCAAGTTTGGCTATGCATTGATTCACTTGGTCATTGTTTTCGTCTGTTATTATTACAACAGCATGAAACACCGTTGATACTTTGAATGCGTCAACAGAATAAGGAATAACGACCATACCGTTGTGGGTCATCGTTTCAGGTTCTTTCTTGACTTTTCCAACAGCTTTTGAGTATAGCCGCTGACAAGTTGAAGCGTCTAACAGTCCAGTGACATTGATGCCGTTGTCTATTTGAAACGACCTTAAACACGTTTCAAATTTGTTAGACTTAGATACTTTGTATCCAAGAATAATCAAATACTCCTGGGCCGTTTTGACGTCGAGCTTCATGGTTTACCACCAGACAGGTAGGTAGCAGCCATTCTGGCTGCTTCAAAACCAACGTTCTTGGTTTCTCCAATGCTCTTAATGACAAAGTGCATGCACCTAAAGATTAGGATACACATCCACATCAAGTAGAAAAGAATGCCTCCCAAAAGTGCATTTGTGAGTGATTCTGGCCACACTTTGTAGATCACAAAGATTGCTATGGGCGAAGTGATGATTCCAAGTATGAATGGTGCATCAAACCACCGCAAAAAGCCCAGCATAACCAAGAAGTCAAATTGATTCTCTGGCTCACGAGGCAAGTCAAGATTAGTTTTCATTCGAGGTCACCTTTCTGGATTTTTTCATTGGCCAACTGCTCAATGAGCTTGATTGAGTCCTTGACAGAGGCATTCTTGTCCAGGTAATAGCCATTGGCCACTTGCACAAGCTTCTTCTTCAACTGAGATGATGGCCGGGTAAAACGCAAAGACAATTCACCATCATCAGGATTCTTGCTCAACCATAAGATAGGTGACTTGCTTCCCTGCTTCAAAGCATAGGATATGATTTTCTCCTGGCTGCTGTCCTTTCTGGATTGTTCAGCTCGCTTGAAATTAGAGTTAAGGAAGTTGATGATTTCAACACTTCGCTCATTCACGCTGTCATCAACTGGGATGGTTGGAAGAGCCCGGATAGGCGCTTGGCTGTCACTGGTTGGCAAATCGATGTTGACTGCGGGTATTCTGTTTGTGCGACTTCCAAGAATAGATGGATGTGGAGTGATCTTGTCCAGGCCCAAAGACCTCGTCTCAACCACACAGGCTGACTTAACTCCACAGCCCATACACTTTGGATGCTGATCTTCGTACATGATACCGAAGCAGCTCAACGCGAGTCCTTGATCGACTGGAAGTCTGGCGTTGACGACTGACAGATGGTGCTTGACCTCCTCGTTGATCTTACTCAACATGTTACGGGCGGCTAAACTAAAAAGGCGTCTTACAACGACTTTATCTGTGCTACGAGGAACCTCAACCCCAAACACTTTTGATAGAAAAGCGACTGAGGCATTCCATGAATAATCTTCAGAGGATGTTGACATAAAGACTTTGATTTTAGCTATAACCTGTTTGCGTACTTCCATAAAATGTTCAGTGGACATACCCAGTCCACTGGCCATATGGGAGTAATGGACTTTAAGATTGGAGTTACGGCCATGTTTGGCCATGTCGCCCCACATCTCATACTTAGCGGATAGAACTGCTGCCGCGTTTGGTGCGCTAAGCTGTTGAACAACCAGCGATTCAAGGGGTGTCAACACAGAACGCAAGTCCTCAAGAAGTTCAGCACCAAATGACCCAAAGTGATTGTCTGACTCTGGACACTCCAGACGTGACTCAACTTGCAGACGTGCCTCAGGATCATCGATGGAAATCTCAATAGGCTTGTGGTGTTCAGTAAGGAAGTCACCCTTTTCCGGTGGACGAATGCCAGTTCTTTTCAATGTAAATCTGTGGCGTTGAACTTGTCCCTTAACATGGTTGTTCAGAGCAGTTTTGAGATACTTGAAAAATTCAAACCGGCTGCTAATTTCCATGTGTTTTCCATTGTGGAACAAGACACCAATTTTGACACGACACTCTGACCTCAACTCCTCTTCGGTGAGGTTGACACAGCCAGGATCAATGTATGGCCGAATTACATTTTGAATCAGATTCTCAGTGTCTGAGGAAATCTCTTCAAAAACAGTTGGGCGATTTTCGAAATCGCATGGATGCACACAATGAAGTCGTGCATCCCTGTCTAACATTTTGTAGTCTATGACATCCTCATAGGAGGTCATCCTCTTCTCTGTCTTCGGGTGGGTAGTCATCATATACGGGGAACTCTCCAGACATCATTGGATTCATGATACCTGTCATGGTCACAAAGACATCTGTAGCAGATTTTTCTGTTTTACCAAAGCGTTTTGCTATCTTAGCGATAGCATCTGGATCCTTGTCAGAGTTTAGTATCTCCTGAACCATCTGACCCTGCTGCTTCATCCGAGCTATCTCAGCAATGGTTAGGACTTTCAATCTCTGGCCTCCAACACAAGCAAATAACTTTAGGGCTGGCTTCCAACCGACAATATCAATGACTTGTGGCCATATGGTATTTCGGTACTGGGCCATGAATAGATCTTGATCTGTGAAACGTACATACTTTTCATCGTATAGCTCAGTTTTGATCTGTACGTGAGTCCAAGAGTAGAGGAACTTGGATGTGTCCATGCTAAGACCCCAGGCAAAAGCTGCACCACGAATGCAGTCTTGTCTTCTGTGATCATCTTCCATGATACATTCAATCATGTAACGTATGGCACCCCTCATCTCCTCAGACGCCCATGGAGCACTGATCCCTCGGATCTTAGTCAGAATGGCGTCTGATCTATCTTTGGCGTCTTGACCGTCATCTGTAAACCCAGAAAGTCGCTCAAGCGCAGCATCATCGTCTGTGCAATGAACACGCTTGGTAAATGTTGTGGTCTTTACTAGCTCGGATCTGAAGACATTCTTAGCACAAGTAGACAGCCACGAAAAAAGGGACCCCTTAGCGGGGTCCCATTTCATGAGCCATTTAGGAATTTTCTCCTGTGCTGCTACCACCAATGAGTCTAGTGGTACGGTATGATGGAATTTTTCATGCTGTGCGAGACGCTTAAACATCTCGGTGGAGTCGGCAATGATAACCTCAAGGAGGTCCATTGCTTCCCAGGTCTTGTCTTCGTCTATCAGTCTTTTCCAATTAAGGACCAATGGTCGAATTTTTGACTCTGGGAAGATGTGCTCATCCTTAGTTCGGTTTGTGTCTTTGGCGACTCTCGGCATGATACTAAGAACGCGACTTTCGGGAAGTCAACGTTCCAGCCTCAACATATTGACGACGAATGTCATCAATAGCTTTTACCCGAGCCTCGTGACCTGGCATCTTGTCATGTGATGACGCGATAAAATGCAGGCTGTTGGACAAAGCCACCAAACCCAGCACAAAACTGCCAGAAACGTGGCTTACGAACGCACCAGTGATGGATTCAACCAGGGCCAAATCCAGCTCTAGGTCAGCTGCAATACGCTTGGAAATCTCAGAGTGTTCAACAGTACCTGTTGGAACTCCCGAAGATTTGGCGGTGGATCCCGAGGACTTGACAACCGAAGGAGTCGATGGGGCCTCATCTTCAGCCTCTGTTGGCGTGGCTGGCTGAGCTTCTGCCAAAAGCTCAAGAGCTAGTTTCACGACCTCGTCCTTACGTGGAGCGTAAGCGTTCTCAACCTTCTTGGTGACTTCAGCAGCCAACTTCAACACCTTTACAGGGGTGGGGCTGCCACGCTTGGGTACATCAATCTTTTCAGACTTGTTGATCTTACCTTTCAGCTCATCTGTGTTAAGAAGAATTTCTTCAATCTTTGACACAGTGGCGAATGTGACTACGTTTTCTTTCTTGTCCATGTTTGTTTACTTCGTTTTTGATCCTAGTGACTTGTGGCGTTGGGTAAACCCAAATACTCAACTATTGCTGTTTCCCATGATACGATTAAGCTCAGCGTTGGCCATCGACAGTGCTTCCAGCTCTGGGTTGTAGTTGCCATATCGACGAACGGTGGCTGTAAACTCCTGTACATCTGGTGATCGACTTCCAAGCTTTACTTCACCACTGTCTGTCAACTTGATGGATATGCGCATCAAAGCCTTATGAATGGCCGCCTCACGCTTGGCTGGAAAGTTTTGCCACGCATAGGCATCAAAAACTACGATGTAATGCTTGTCAATAAAAGCATTGAATGGTGCACCAACTTTCTTTAGCTGAGCAGGATCTCCCTTGCTTGCCACATACTCGTTGTCGCTGTTCATCTTGATTTTTAGGCAAGATGTGATGGAAACTCCGTGGGTTACCAGAGCTGTGAAATCTGACTCAGACAGCACGTCATTGACAAGCTGTTCAAGCTCAGAGCTTTGTTCGTACTCAGTAGGCATTAGATAAGGTCCTCGTCATCATCAGTTTTCTTGCGACCAAACATTTCATCATCGTCGTCATCAGACGCCAACGCATCAATCTGGGCTTCAGAGGAGAATATCTTTTTCTCTGTAGCAGCCCACAAGGCATCAAAGTCGACCTTGTGCTCGTTGTAGAATGCAGGCCAGTCAATTCGAGAGTCTATTGAAGGATTGGCCCTCTTAGACTCAAATGTGGTTGGTGTTACTCCATTTGCTTGGAATCTGAAAGAGATAGTTCCAGATTCATCCTTGGCCATATCTAGCATGATGAAGGTTTCTAGCATGGAGAAGGTTTCGCTGAAACCACCACCCGCGCTATTCTCATCACCAAACAACAAAACCATTCGGCCTTTTCTCAATGGCTTCTTGACTCGATTCTTGACCGTCTTCATCTCAATCAAGAGACCATCCTCAAGCTTATTGTCTGGGTGTAGCTTGTACTTCTTAGGCACTTTTTGCACGAAGATACGCTGAGACGCGTAGAACTTCAAGGCTCTGCCACCAAATGTAGCATAGTCATTCTCATCTGGCAGAGCATTTGGGTTCTTCTTCATCTTTTGAGCAAAAGAATCAGAGACCTGGTTGATGCAGAGCAGGCAGACATTGTGCTTATTGATCGCTCTGGAGACTCTCCGGAACGCAGAGCGTAGCTCCTTTGCATGTCTTGAGAAGTCCTGCTGTCCCCATTCCTGGTTAAGCTCCTGCTCAGTGGATGTTGATGCGATCGTGTCGATCACCACAAAGATGAACTGTTCACGATCTGTGTCCTTGGAACTCTCCTCAACAACCTTGACGATACGCTCAATGGCATCGAAGATCTGGCCAATGGTGTCACAACGACCAAGAATGAAGTCAGCTTTGACACCATCAATGGTCAATGAGTTGTCATCAGAGAAAGATTGCTCATTGTCAATGTAGAGCACGTGGGTGTCAATTTTCTCCGGATCCAGTTTTTCATAAGTCGTCCTCTTGACATTATCAGTGCCAAAGGTTACCACACGCTTATAGATGTTTTTAAGCTGAGCACTGATGCCAGCCTTCTTGGCCAATGCTGTCTTGCCTGACGCATCGATTCCATAAACCTCAATGATACGACCAAAAGGCAATGCGCCTGTCACGGCATCATACACCTTGTTGTCAATCATGAGGACATGCCTAACGTCTGATAGGATAGACGAAGACATACGGCCGAATTCGGCCAGTGGATCACCCTTCTTGTCTGAAGTAAGTTTCTGAAGGGCTGCAAGGACCTTGTCCTTGACTTGGGGTAGCGACGGTTTTTTCATTGCTGAGTACGGCTAATTGCACTGCGAAGTTTGTCCGACATGCGAGACGAAGGACGTGTCTGGACCTTCTCAACTGGGGCAGGAGGAGCATCCTCGATGCTGATATCGTCCACGTGAGCTTGAGGCACAGGATCACGGACCTCATCAGTCACATCATCGTCATCATCAACAGATGATACTCCGGATGATCTGGGCGCTTCTGGCTCAGTAACCTGACGAGCTGCTTGACGCAGACGATTGGATGGTGTTTGAACTGGCGCTTGAGCTGGAGCTTCAGCAGGTTCCTGGAAGTCAAATGGAACATCGTCATCATCTGCTGGGGCTGGAGCCTGAGCTCTAGGGGCAGGACGAGCTGACGGTACAGAGCGAGGAGCTGCTGGTGGCAATTGAGGACGAGGGGCTGGAACTCTTGGAGCTGAAGCACGAGGGGCTGGAGCTGGAGCTTCCTCTTGATCCAGATCATCATGCTGTTGAACACGAGGAGCCGGAGCCGAAGGACGAGGAGCCGGAGGTCTGGCTGAAGGACGAGGAGCCGGAGCATCATCGACGTGTCTTGGGGCTGGTCTACGGGTTGGAGTGGCAATCTCAACTCGTCTCACGGCCTCTTCAAGCTTTTGGCAAGCAGCATCCATTTCGTCCGAGCCAAGAGGTCGGTAAGTCGGCATCTTGATACGGCTGTGGATGTAGGCCATCAAGTTAACGCGATCTTCTCTGGTATAGTCTTGAGGGAAGATCGAACGAGACTCATCCTTTTGGAGGCTAATCTTGTTGTTAGCTCGCTTGACCACAAAGTCAACACCGATCTCTGGATCCAAGATGCTGTTGTTGGCCGACGGATTTTTGTCTTTGGCAAGACGATCACGATACCGCTTCCAGTACTCAACAAGCTCAGTGAAATTGGTCTTGTTCAGCCAGAAACGATAGGGTGTCCACTGCTCATCACCCTCTGGGTAGAATGGCTCTTGCCCTTTGCTTTCCTTAGACCACACCAAAGCGTAAGTCAGCCACTGGCTGTTAGCCGAAGCTTTGTAGCCAACAGTCGAGATATCACGATTGGAGTTCTCACGAAACTGCTCACTGAGATCGCAGAGTGGGCAGTGAGAATCTGGGTTGCCACCACACTCAGGAGGAGTGGAGCGAGCACAGAAGTGCGGGCGTTTGTTGACCCAATGTTGAGCAATACGGGCAAAGAAAGTCTTGCGCTCACCTAGAAGTGCTGGGAGGAATCTGATCATCCACAAATCGCCCTCTTTCTCAAGCTTGATCTGGTTGTCATCACGCTTGTTAGAGGCTGCTTTACGCTCCTTCTCGATGTCATCAAAGATGTCATCGCCGTAGTTGTCTGGACTGTACTGGTTACTCATCGTCGTTTCCTGTTATTAGTTTTCTACGTGTCGATTCAGTTGAACGGACTAAGTCTAATTTGGCTTGCAGAACATATAGGAGATTGCTGAGTCTGGATGACCATCCCAAGATCTTGGAAAGTTCCTCATTGACTCTAATCACATCAGCGTCGATCTCTATCAATTGCTCAATGGCGTTCTCAGAGACTTTTCCTGGAATCTCATCTTGAGCTTTTCCATTCTTAAGTCGAACAAAGGCCTGAGCTCTTACTGTTTTGACCTCTTGCTTCTTGATTCCCTTTTGTTCAATGACCCACTGCAACTGTTGATTGACCCATTCGATGATGGCTGGAAGCTCGACTGCAGCTTCGCCAATCTCTTCGTATGGATGCTTTAGGAAGACATCAAGGTTCAGAGTAAACTCAGAACCTAGATCTATGATTCCCAATTCAGGAAGAGTGTGGTCACTCATTGCTCTAACAGACTTAGTTTTTCCATGATGTCGTTGACACCAACATTAGCGAGAACTGCACAAAATTTCTGGGCTTCCTGCTCGGGACACTTTCTCTCAGGAAATCCTGAATATGCAAAACAGGGACTGTTTGGACAGGCCTCCTTTGCATGGATAGCCAAGTCCATGTAGGCCTTGTCATAGCCTATACGGACACGAGGTGAATGAGGTCCCCACACAGAAATAGCTGGAACTCTACAGGCTTGTGCCATGTAAAGTGGTGCTGAGTCCAGGCAGAAGACACACTTGGACTTTGAAATTATGGTGAGAACAGAACGCAAGGGAAGATCACTTATGAGGTTGATGATCTTAGCCTGCTGTTGACTCATCATTCTTAGCCGTTGAACAAATTCACCAGCAGGCATGTCCATGTCTGGCAACTCATGGCGCAATGAACCAATGATGAGCACGGGATGCTTCTGGGAAAGTTCGTGGATTAGGTTCAACCACAAACCATAAGGAGCTGATCTTACGACTCCATGAGAGAACGGAGCTACAACATAATATGGCTCAGACCTAAGGTCTATTTGCTTCTCAGACCAGATGGCGTGATAGAAAGCGTGTAAGCCACGAGTGTCTGACTCATCAAAACCCACAGACGGTCTCTTGTAGACTGGATCGATTGTTTTTGGATCAAAGCCAATCTGTCTGTAGAGCACATCGTAGACGTTAGGCTGTTCTCGGTCCTCGTTAAATTCAGTCACTGACTCAATAAACCAGTGGTAGTCATACAGAGGAAGGGTGTCATAGACTGTTGGTCCATAGAGCGGAGTCTTAAGATGCAAGGCTGGATGGTTGTACAGCACGGAACCTCTATCAACCAAGCTTTTAAGAAAGAATTTTACCGTGCCACCAGACATGTGATGGAGGTAAGATAGTGGACCAGACAGAAAAAGAAGATCACCGATGCCACGGCTGCGGTGTCTTTCAACCAGTATCTTAGAGTTATTAAGGTTGATCAGTCCAACAAAAGGCTTGTGGTATGCACTGCCTTTGAGATCAGAAACTTCCTCTACCTGATCTTCAGAGAAACGGCTGGAGTACTCAGCGTTTACTACATATCTGTTTGGAGGGGTAAGAGACCACGTCTCTTGATCACATCGTGGCCACAAGACGGGCTTGGCCATTGTCATTACGAGCCACCGGGGATTGGAAAACTTCAAAGACTCTTTCATGCTGACTAGAACTCGGCAAGTAAAGAGCGTTGAGTCTAACTTGGTCCGGCAGCTTAATATCAGTCTTACGACAACAGCTTCTAGCTCCTATTCTGGCTTTTCTTCTAAAGATAATGTGGCTTTTAAGCAAGTCGGCACAACATCTAAAGACAGCAAGTTTTGTGCCATCCACCTTGTAAGTGAATGGTCTTAACTCCTTAGAGACCCGATAGATCATCTGGTGATAACCGGTCCAGTCTCTCTGTCTTCGCAAATAATTGAGAATGGACCTCTCAATTACTGCTGGACTCAATGATCGTGTAACATCAGGCATCAATGTCAGTAGTGTCTAAATATGGGTGAATGGACGTTGGAATCTGGTCTATCTCAGCCTTGGTCCACTTGCGAACTCTGGGCCAAATTTGGTATGGACGATACATGTGAGCGTTCAACATACCAGGTTTAACATTCGGCAGTGTGTTGGCAATCCACCCTTCAAAATCATAAGAGGGGTCATCATAGTGTCCTGAAGTACGATGCTTATCGATGATCTCCTGCATGGTCTTTCGAGTCGCTGTGAAGTGGATTATGCCTCTTACATCCACAAGTTCAACGCCTCTGTGACCATCGGGCTTGCGACATTCAACAAAAGAAACTCCTGGCCCAATGTAAGCTGTGGCCATGTCCTTTGCACCTTCGATGGGATACCCTGGAAGGCCAATGGTGGGTATCATTCCAAGGGCTATGGAGGTGGGCTTGTAATCGGCCACAAACCTCTTCATATTAAGGAAGTAATTCTTCTTCCACAGCTCATCGCCATCGACGATTATGATGTGCTCAAAACCAGATTCTCTGATCCACTGAACTGATTCATTTCTGATGTGGGTCTCAACCTCGATCAGACTTCTGCCTGGCCTTCTGTATTTTGATACGCCAAAAGTCTTGACTCTCGCATTAGCCCCAAGATTGTTAAGTTCCTTGGCCACATTGTCAACCTGAAGCAAGTCCTCAGGCGGTGTGATTCTGCCATTCCAGTACTCATCTGGAACGCAGAAAAAGAAGTCTTGAAGACCTTCATCCAGAAGACGCTTACAAACCTCAAAAAGGCAGAAGTCATCTTTGGTGGCTTGAATGTATGCAGCGTATTTCATAGATCTTTTGGGAAACCAGTGGACTTACGATATTCGAACAAAGATTGGCCAGACTTGTATCTCTCAGGATTGGAATGATTCATGTCGACTACATCCTTCATTCGCATATTATTGTCTGGGTGATAGTGGCTGAAAACAAGGTGAAGAGCTTTAATCATGATGCCATCTTGAATAGCATGGTATGTAAGCTCAGTATCACAGTACATTGACTTGTAACCGGGATAGAAGAGATAACCCAGTTCATCGTGCCGTTCCTTCGTGACTATGGGCAATGTACACAAGTCTTTAACATAGCCATCATTTACCATCACAACATGACGACGATTGATCCAGTCTTTGTCAGAGACCGCCAAGATCCTTTCGTTCCAACTTCTGATGGGGTAGAAGTCGTCAGATATGGCTATAAGTACTTTTCCATTGGCTTTCTTGGCTGCAGCATTCCAGCCTTTTACACAGGTCCCTGGAATGTCAGGCTGGATGACTACCTGACTCACGATGCCTTTTGATTTCAATGATTCATGGCACTTGCAGGCAGATTCAATGCTGGCCGAGTCATCTTGATCGACTGCAATGATTATCTCAAAGCATGAGGTATCCGTTGCCATTTTTACCCATAGATCAGCCATGGGTCCAATGGCTGGTGGACGCCTTGATGTGTAGCAGAGCGAGTAAGTCACTCTGCTTAGAACAGCAAATTATGAATTAAAGATAGTGGCGTAAATATCACCAGGGATTTGACGGTGATATTTCTTAAGGATCTTCTTGCCAAGCAGAGCTTGCTTGGAGGTTAGGCCATGGCAACCGGCCAAAGCGTGTCCAATGATAGTGTCACAACCATTGAAGCCAATGTCATCTCGCTGATGGGCACCGTCGCAGACACCGGCCAACATTCGCAAAGCGGTATGAATGGCGGAGATTTGCGCCTCAGGCATACCTTGGGCGCGATCAAGCTCCTTGTTAGAAACAGTGACCAGTTCAACGTTGGGATCCATAATGGCTGGCTCCTCAGCTTCAAGCTGGCCGACAGTTCCATCCATGATTCGCTGCTTTTCCAGGATGATTTGGGCCATGCGAGCATCCAGTGAACCTTCAAGAGTCAGATGCTGAACCATGATGTTGGATGCAGTCTGACCGATACGATGTGTACGGTCTTCGCACTGGGTAACAGTAGCTGGCGTCCAGTCCAACTCGCCAAATACCACCCACGAGGAGGAGGTCATGTTGAAGCCAAGGCCCATGGCACGAATCGAACCACAGATCAACCAAGTATTCGGGTCATTGTTGAAACGATCAACAGACTGTTGTTTGGCCTCTGGCGTCATACCGCCCATAACAATGGGAGCACCAGCGAAGTGGCTCGAGATAGTCTCAAGCACGTCTCGATGGTGGGCGAAGAAGATGATCTTGCGCTCAGGATTCTCCTCATGGAGATCTTTGAGATGTTCGATGATGTGGTCCAACTTGGCAAGCACCGTGTTGTGGCGAACTTTGGAGAGCTCGTCAAAAGACACACGGGCCTCATACTTAAGAGCCTCCAGAGCTTTGTGATAGGCCTCCTTGTCCTCATTTACTTTGGCCAGCAGAAGAGCGGAGCGAAGCTCAATGAGACGAGATTGACGGGCAACATAGGCTGCAAGTTCAGTCTGAACCGCCTCGTAGGCTGCACCAGTGGCAGGCAACTCAACAACTTGACGAAGCTTAGGCGGAAGCTCCTTGAGGACTTCAGCCTTCATCCGGCGAATCATCAGATTCTCACGGAGACGACGATTGAGTTGGGCCTGAAGGTTAGGCTTAGTGGAGCAGTACTTAAACTTGCGCCAGTCTGACCACTTCTCATTCAGTTCCTCTGGGGAGCAGAGAAGGGTAAGCAACGCCCACAGGTCATCAGTTTTGTTCCAGATAGGTGTGCCAGTCAAAGCGACAACGTGCTTGGCAACCAGTGGCTTTAGAAAAGCGTAGCGTTGAGTACGAACGTTACGGATGTTGTGGGCCTCATCAATGACCATCAGATCGAAGCTACGGGATAGAAGAGCGTGATGATTCTGCTTGAGGATGTCAAAGTTGATGATGACGATGTCAGTGTCAGGAACCTTAGAACCTTTGGCAACGCCAACTGTTCGGTCGTCAGTGAGCCACTTAGTGAGCTCGTTTTTCCAGTTGATCTTGAGGGAGGAGGGCACAACCACCAAAACCTTGCGAAGTTCTGGATGAAGGTTGATGATACCAATCGCCTCGATGGTCTTGCCCAGACCCATTTCGTCGCCGATAAGAACGCCCCGTTTCAGCGTGGTCAGCGAGCTGTCAGTGTGGGCATACAAGATACCGGCTCGCTGGTAGCCAAGGTAGTCGAAGCCCTCAGGAGCAGGTACGGTGATGTTGGCGTCTTCAGCTTGGCTAGCAGCCAGCTTCTCGATGTACTCTGGAGAAGGATCAGTCCAGAGGCAAGCTGTCCACTCACCTGTGGTATCGACCTTTTTGATGCTAACGCCGTGATTTTTGAGTTTCTCCTTGTTCGTCTTCCAGAGATCCCAGAAGTTACGGTCAGGAATGGCGTTGCGAACCTGGCGCAAACCGCGGCTGGTGTCGACCAGTCGAGGCTGGCTCCAAGGCAGGAGGTTGAGGATGTTGATTGTCATAGTCGTCGCAGTCATCAGGGGTGAGTATACCTCCTGGCTGGGACGAATGTAAACAATCTTTTGAAAAAATTTCTAGAGCGTGCCAGACGCAGCGAAATGCGCTTTTTAGTCTGTCGAGATGGCTGTAAGATACTGAGAATTCTTAAGAGTCTGAAGTAGCTCGTTCATTTGCTTCTCGCCATCAGCTCGCTTGTTGATGTCCAATGTCAGGTCCTTGACTGGACCTGGGATGGCGCCACTGAATTTGTTGAGGATGTCGCCGTAGAGATACCGTGACCGTGCCAAAGAGAAATCACGCACCCACTTGGCCTCGTACGGAGGAAGATCTTGCGTACGATTGAAATTCTCAAAAGCAGTAACACCGGCATGGTAACGCTCAATTGGGTTGTGGATGTATAGCGTTTTTGTGAACACGTCATACATCCAATCAGGCATCACAGAGGTGACGCGCTGCCATGTTTTTCTCCATCTTAGAAAGTTATCGTACTCATCAAGGCCGGTACGAATAAGAGGAGCTGGTGATATAAGGTTACCGTAGAAAATTTCTGTTGGACTTGGAACATTGTCAACGAAATCAACATTGACAATTCCTTGAGCACCAACGTCTACACCCTGCAAGTAGATCGTCTTGTTAGCTAAAAGCCGTATGGCACCATATCTGATTCTGGGCCTCCACAAGGAAATGTTGTTGAGACCCTCTTGAATGCTGTCATAGACGTGCTGCTCATGCAGCTCAACGTTAAAGATTGGAGATCCCAATTGACGGAAAATCCAATCTTTCAACTGGTCGGCACTGTACCCATAGAGAGGTAGAGTTGGACCGACGGCCAATGGAACTTCAGGGTTCGGCACAAACTAACTACACAGCCATCACTTTTTCTTTGGATAGCGAGCCATGTAGCTATCAACCTGAGTAGGATACTTCTTGCGAAGGTAGCTTTCAAGCTGAGAACGGAACTGGAAATTTTTGGGTGGATTCTCCAAATCACACACAAAGACAGTGGCTTCTTTAGACTCAAGCTGCTCTTTAGCATCCTCCAATGTTGGCATCACAATGTCCGGCACATTTGGCGTTGGGATGGAGGTAGGCGGAGGAGGGAGAGGTATCGAGGCTTTCTGGCCAGCAGTGTCAAGAGTCACTTTCTCATTCAACAGAGAGTTGTCCAGTTTGGATTTGGGCTTGTAATTCTTAACATCGGCGTCATCATATTGGATCTCAGGTATAGACTCACCTCTGAATGGTGCGCCCTCTGTTTCAATAACACCAGACTTCTCCGTGGAGATCCTCGGCTTAGGAATCAGTCCAAGGCTGATGGCCTCTTGGATGGTCATCCCCTTGATGGGTGAGTTAGGCCCAGTGGCAGGCGATGGTGGTGCCAGGGTGGGAGTAACAAGTTTGCCGTCACCAGCATTCTTGATTGGAGCCGTCTGGATAACAGGCACCTGGCCACGTTCATCACGTGACATAACCCTATAAATATGAACCTGCTTATCTTTCAACACCTCTTTTGAAAGACGGTTCTTGCCAACATACGCATCAAACAAAGGATCATTGATGCGAACCTTTTGGCCAGCGGTGTTTAACGCTGTGATGAACTCACCTGGAGCTAAGGTGTAGGTCTGGCCAATAGCAGATATATTGATCTGTATTGGGAAGGTGTTGCCGTTAAAGTACCCACCAATGTTTGTAGTGTCAGACATAGACTAAAGAATAGATTTTCCGAGATTCAAACGAACATGTGTCAAAATTGCGCAAAGAGAGTCTGCCATGGCCTCAGAGCGGCCTGGATGTATACTAAATACACCGTTTTTACGGGTTTTCTTTATGGGAAAGTTAACATCTGGCCAAGCATCCATAGCAGCTTTTACCATCTCTTCCTTCTCCGCATGGTGGTTACCAGTACAAATACGCTTAGTATCATATGGGGAATAATACAAGACTTTGAACTGAAGATCAGCCTGCATTAGAGTTAGCAAAGCCACAGTGTAACCTGCGGCCATAGCCATCCCTTTGATAGCCAGGGCGCTCTTTGCACCACTGAGTGGCATCTCTACAACTACTAAGTCTGGACAGTGCTGAAGAACAAGGGAGCGCATCCATGTGCAGCTCTCACCAATACGTCGAGCATCATCCACAGCAACCTTAGTGTTTTTGTCAGACTGTCTCTCTGTTTCAAAGAATCCCGAGAATAGAAGTTTTGACTGGCGATGATCCCACTTGTCGCCAGTAAATTTGACAACGCTTAGGCCTGGTCGGCCATAACCGGCGTCTATTCCCATAACTGTCATGCAGGACAGAACTATTCTTCGAAGTTGTCAGACATCTTAATCTCCATTGGAAGTCCCATAATGTCGTAGAGCTCTTTCTCACTGATGCACTGTGTGCCATTCTTTCTAGCATCAGCCGACTTGTTATTGCCAGCACCATCACCCACCACCAGATAGTGGACCTTCTTACTGACTGAGGACTTAACTGACCCACCAAGGGACTCAATCTTAGCTGACACTTCATCACGAGAACCACTCAACATACCACCCGTGATACAGAAGACTTTGCCAACCAGAGGGCCAGACTTCTTCTCATCTTCAAAGACAAAACCAAGGCCGATGAGTTTCTCAAGCTCGGCCATGTTGTCATCATGTTCGAAGTAATTTCGAAAGTTAGAGAACGTCACAGGTCCCAACAGTTTCGAAACTTCATCCAAATTATCAAGCATGTCTGGCAGTGAATTCCACCGGTTGGCCAGCTCTTTGCAAGTGGTGACTCCAATGCCATCAATTCCAAGGGCATGAAGCTTACGCCACAGGGGTGCAGTCTTGGCCTTCTTCAAACCAGCAGCAACACGCTTGGACGCTGCAACACCTAGAAAGGAAAGATCATCAGCTGCAAACAAGTCTGAGAGACTGTTGATGCCTCGATCAACCATTGCCTTGATGCTCTGCTCACCACAACCATCAATGTCCAATGACTGCTTCTTGACTGCATGCTCGAGACGAGCAAACACCTGGTCCTTGCACATACGAGCAGTGCAGACAATGGCCACCTTGTTGGCGAGACGATCGACGGCTGAGTTGCAGCATGGACACCTATCCGGCATAGACCAAACCCCTCGGCTTAGCTTGTTTGCCACACCCACAACCTGTGGAATGATCTCAGCAGCCTTCTGGATGATGACTTCATCGCCGATATTGAGGCCCAGTCGTTGGATCTCGTCAGCATTGTGAAGACTGGCACGCTTTACAACTGTGCCAGCCAGATTTACGGGCTGCAACTCAGCCACTGGAGTCAGTGTGCCCAGTCGACCAACTTGTACTGTGATACCAAGGAGCTTGGTGACCTTCCGCTCAGGTGGGAACTTGTAGGATGTGGCCCAGTTTGGAGCACGGTTGTTGAGGCCCAGGGTGACCTGTGTCTTAATGTCGTTGACCTTGAAAACCAGCCCATCGATATCATAGTCCAATGTGCTTCGTCCAATAGACCAACCCTCGATAGCGGATTTTACTTGGTCAAGATCAAAAAGATTGATGACAGGAACTCCATTTTCTAGAGGAGTCCTGAAGCCGAGAGCCTGCAACTGTTTCAAACGTTCATGCTGGCTTACTGCATCAGCTGTGCCCACGTAGTCAGACTTTACGACATGGTAAGCCAAGAAAGCCAGGCCACGTTCAGCCACATCTGCCGGGTTTTTTCGCTTCATCGATCCAGCAGCCGCATTGCGAGGGTTGGCAAACAGCTCGTCGCCCTCCTTCTCCAGCTTAGCATTGAGTCGTTCAAACTGTTTCTTGGGCATGTAGACCTCACCACGAACCTCGCCACTAAACTGAGGAGTGAGAGGGATGGACTTGATCGTGCGAGCATTTGCTGTGACATCGTCACCCACCGAACCGTCACCACGTGTGATGGCTTTTACAAGCTGACCATCCTTGTAGATCAAGGACATCGAGAGGCCATCAATCTTTGGCTCGACCACACCCAAGGGATTGGCTTGATCACGGACTTTGCCTTTGAAGTAGCCGACCACTTCCTCAGCCGCGAATGTGTTTTCGAGTGAGAGCATGGCTACACAGTGCTTGACCTTCTCGAAGCTGTCGATCGACTGGCTGCCCACACGAGCGGTCGGTGAGTTGGGATCTGCCAACTCAGGGAACTGGGCCTCAAGAGTCTGAAGCTCCTTGAAAAGCTGGTCGTAGTGCTCGTCAGTGATAGTCGGCTGAGCAAGCACATGGTAGTTGTGGATATGCTGGTGAAGCTCGCTACGGAGCTGGTGGAGTCGTTGAGCGCTCATGCGTAGAATCCTTCGATGTTTCTCATAAGAACTTCGTGATGCATGGCCTCAAGCATGGGCCAATCGTCCATCAGGTCGATGACAGTCTGTTCATCGTCGCCCATGGGAAATTCCTTGTCGAGAAGCGTGGCGGATAAAGTCTGTTCTTGAAGAGTAGCTGACATGAGGGTGAGTATACCTCAGGACCTTAAAATTTGTAAACAAAAAAGTGGACAAAATCGAAATTATCTCTCTGGTCTGCACCTTTGGCGTGGTGTCCTGTGGTCTGGCCGTGATTGTGGCCGCAACGGTCCGCGTGATCAAAGACATCTTCAAGGGTCCGCCTCACAACCCAGTCACTGTGCCTTCAAACCAGCCGACTCTCTCCTTGGTCCCAGCCTATGAGATGGCCGAGGACAAACCAAGAAGGCGCCGTCGATCTCAAGGACCAACAGCACCTTCCTGTGAATTCTGTGGTGAGGACTTAGCTAGAGCTCAAATCATTCGTAGCGAGTCACACGATGATCAGACATTCTTGATAAAAGAGTGTCCCTCATGCAAGAGGGAGTGTAGCATCGAGTCAAAGTAAGTTAGTGGAGAGGTGGCAGAGTGGTTTAATGCAGCGGTCTTGAAAACCGCAGTGGGTAACTCCACCGGGGGTTCGAATCCCTCCCTCTCCGCCACTTACTTCCGCAAAACCCTCCATCCCTTCAAATCCGGCAGCTTCAAGGATTCAGTAATCCAGGGCGTTGCCAGAAATAACGGACTGCGACAGTGACTTCTTAAGTGATCCAGCCCCAAAACCCTTCAATCCGTCAAATCCAGCAGCTTCAAGAGCTGTGCTAATCTGACCAATCACTGGATAGTCCCTCGGGTCCCCGTAGAATTCATCAAACTCATTAAGAGGGTTATCGGCGTCTATGATGATAGACGTTGTGTGGGAATCACTCCCATTGTAGCCAGTGGTGTAGACGTAGTTACCGCCTTCACTATCACCCACACGAACCACCTCCCCATCGTTTACTATGGCCACAACCTTTATATTTGCGCCACTGGGGTGGTAGATGTGCTCTCCTAGCAGTCTACGAATTACTCTTTCAGCCTTTGTCTTGACATTCATAGATCATTCTTCACTCTGGGATTCATCTTCAGCTTTGATCTCGTCCACTAAATTTTTGAGATACTGTAGACCCTCAGGTGTCTCGCTGAAAATACTACGTACGACTCCAGCGAACTCATCAGCCGAAAGTGAAGTGATGTGGTTGAGAATGCGTGGGATGTATTCAGCCGCATCAATCTTGTTGACCAAGTGATTGAAGTGCATCCAGACTGCCGGTCCCTTCATGATACCCCACTCCTCCTGGCTCAAGGTGTCAGCGTCTTTATAGACTCTGGCTCTAACACTTGGGTCCTCAATGACGTTGTGAAATACCACCTCGTAGAGTCCCTTAGCAAGCTCATGAATGAGCAAGGGGAAGTTTATGGCTGTGGCATTGATGGTGTAGACGTCCTCACCATCGTCATCCTGCTCAACCCCGATGGACTCTTGGCCACCATGCTTTCCACCAAAAACGTCCTCTGGTTTCATCCAGTAGGACAAGTCACCCAAAGCTGTCATCTTGCCATACAGCTTTATGAGATCCGGGTCTATCTCATTCAGTCTTTCGGCCGCAAGGTGGTAAGCATGCGTCTTGTTGACCGCAGCTCCCTGAATTAGAAAGTTGATGAACTTACGCTTGTTGACCTCTTGATCAAACTGAGCTTTTATCTCAGGAACATCCAAGCCCAAGTCAGAGACCTCCTCATCACTAGGCTCCTCTGGATCGATGTTGTCCATGTTTTGGGCATTCATCTCCTCAGGCATCTCAGGCATGAGTCGAGCATTGATTCTCAACTTGCCGTCGATGTAGGCCTCACGAGCATCCTTGAACTCAGGCAGATCAAGGACAATGGCCACGGCCAACTCCTCAAGCTCTGATCGATAGTCTTCCTCCTTTTGAACGACAGTTTGAACTGTGTTCATAAGAGTGTTCATAATCTCGTGTGGTCTGAGACTTCTTACATCTCGACCCATGGAACGACTTACACCCTGCAAAACCTTTCCATAGGCTTGTGTGGCGGCCTTCTCACCATACTCGCCCTCTGGAAAAGCTGGATTAGTTGACAGTGGAGTTTGACGGGTGTCAATCTTCTGTCGCTTCTGTGGGTTGATAAGATGGCCACCCTCACCTGGATCCATGGCCATCTCAACTAGTGTTTTGGCTTTTTTCATTAGCTCAAACCAGGCCAGACGCCTGGAGCTGTGGTTCCAGTTTCGACCTCAATGGCCTTGGGTGCTGGCTTGGGTCCACGCTGTGGTCCTCTGAAAGGATTGGGGTGCTTGCGCTGTGGCTTAGTCTCAGGCCTGGCTGGTCCGGGCATCGGCTTAGTCGCTGGCTTAGTCACAGGCTCCTCAACTGGGGCCGCTGGAGCCTCATTGAGGATTCGAGAGATAATTTGCTTGGCGTTCATTGTTAGGCGTTTTGTTCCATCGACTTTGAGATAAAGTTCCAGACAATTGGAGCATCCTTCTTGATGCGCTGGGTTAGCTCAGGGGTAATACCACTGGTGTCTCCAGTGTTACGAACATACATGGCCAGAGGCAGATAGCACATGATGCCATCCTCTGATTGTCCATTACCTTTTGAGGCCCATTCAAAAGCCTTCTGCTTGTAGTCTGGGAAACCGCTTGGATCCTTCTTCAGCTCCTTAACCATGATGCTATAGTAGGCAGCCAAAGCAGCAGGAGTTTGCTCAATGATAGGATGGAGATCAGGCACCCAATCTTTAATGGATCGAGCAGCATAACCCATTGCCAACCATGGGTTGGAGTAGATGTATGAAAGAGCCTCTTGAGTTGGATATTTCCAACCGAAGTTTTTCATGAACTCGATGGCATCTTTAGCAGCCAACTGTGCAGCCGTGCTGGAGCCACCAAACTCACCTGCAGCTTTCTTGAAGATAGTCGTTACAGCTTGATCAATGCCTTCCTTCTCAATCAAGTCAGCGTGGCTTCTGGTCCAAGGGTTCTTGTTGATGATAGCTTTTCTCAGCTTATCTGGCATTTCAAGGCCAAGCAACTCTACTGATAGGGCAGCATTGGCATCATTGTCATCACGGTCTTTTACACTGCCTGATCTGATGTCTGAAAGGGCGTAGGGAATGCCATCCTTTCTAAACATGTAGGCAGGGTTTTCTGGACCCATGTGGTAGGTGTTCTTGAAGAAATTAGGGTCTTTAACGCACCAGCCACGGAACTGACCACCATCAGACTTTCTTCCCATGCCAGCTGGGTTAAAATTCTTGGAAGCTTGATCAGGTGTGGTCACTGCATAGAGATCATAGTAGTGACCATACTTCTCAGTGGCTGAAACAAACTTGATTCCAGGCTCATCGGGTAGACGATCACGAGACTTGGTGACTTCCTCACCTTTTTCACCACGTGTAACGGCACTGATCAGTGATGCAAGGGTCGGGTATCTCTCGATGCTCTTGGCACCGGTGAAGTTTGCATCTTGACGCTTGGCCTCAAACTTGGTGATTGCATCCAAGATCTGAGCGCTATCCTCTGGCAGAATAATGTCGTCCTTCTTGATCAAGCCCATCAACCACGGGAAATAACCAGACTTCAACACAGGTTTATTGCCCAGTTGGCCTGTTGTAGGATCGATCAACCTCAGTGGGAAACGCTTGTCAATCTCAGCAAAAAGCTTCTTAACTTCAGCCTCTTTCTTGGCATTTGAAGCTAGGTTTTGAGACTGATTTACTACATCAGCTAAAGCATCAAATGTTGGATACTGAAGGATGTTTTTGTTTCCTTGGAAAGCTGGAATCTTCTTCGCAGCTTCAAAGCCAACGATCGCACTTCTGATTTGATCAGGCTCCGCAGGGAGATTGCCACCCGCATTCTTTACAATCTTGGCCAACCAATCCATGTAGGATCCATTAGCTGTTGGGTCAATCTCAGCTATGGCTGTCATCTGCTCAATTGGTAGGCCTGTTCTCTTGGCTAAGCCACGAGCTCTATCAGACTTGAGTTGGCTAAGCTGCTCAATCAGCATTTTGGCTGATGTACCAGCCAAAATGCCATCAATGATGTATTCCCAAGTTGTCATTTTCTAAAAGCTTCAGTTACTTTGTGCACCAAAGACATGTAAGCCGTTCGCACAGATGTCTCTGCAACACTACTAAGTCCAGATAAAATACAATCAGCAAAAGCTGCGTTGAAGTGCTGATAGACATCAGCGGGTGCGTAGACAGAAACCAGTGGTATCAGGCTGTAAGGTTTCTGGCCTGTGGCAAACTCTGATGTGGTTCCCCACTGCAAAACGTTTATGTTTTTAGATGATACGACCGTCTGACCATTGGACAGCAGGCCATTTGATAAGTGAATGGCAACCAACCGATCTGTTGCTCGTTCAATGGACTGAACAATCGCTTGGAATGATGGGTACTCACCACTTGAAAGCTTACCTTGGAACAAGTTTACCTGGTCAAGTCTTGCTTTTACAAGACGTTTCTCCCAGAGATCTTGTGAGTGCTCGCCACACTGGCCAAGCAGGAAGTCACCCAGCTCGAATAGTATGGCCTTAATAGCCTCAAAAGATGTCTTCTTGATGAGGACTGGGTAGATGTGAACCAGCAGTGACTGGCCATCAAAGGTAATACTGACATCACGACCAGTCGCTGAGTTAGTCTCAATGACAACGCGAACAGGCTTGTAGCCCGCGTTTTCGAGGACTTTGTTCAGTGTCGAAGAGATTTCCTCGATGGTCATTGAGGTATTTGTCTAATCGTCTGGTTCATACCCGGTCCAGGGTTGTAAGGAACTGTTGGACCAGAGGCAGGCTTTTGTTTCACTGGCACTGAGCCTGGTTGAATCTTCTGCTCAGGTTGGGCAAACTTTCTAAGCTGATTCTTCTTGTAAGAGGTTTCAGCTCTGCTAGGTCCTTTGCCAGGAGGAAAGCTAAGCTTGTAATCTTCGCCCTCTTTTGACTGAACAGTGGCTGTGTAGGTTGCACCATCAGAAGCCACAACGACTGAGTCGCCCACACCTGGCTCATAGTCTGAGTCATCCTCCTCAGCCAGCGTTCTCATTTGCTCAATAAACGCTTCAAGAGGAGTTATGAGCATTGCACCGTTGTCACTGTCTTGGATGAGCCAGCGACGATTCAGGGCTTCCTGGAAGCCATCTGGGCCAAGTAAAAGAATCAACTCACCATTCATGATAAATGGTGATGGACGCTTGCGTACCTCGAGAATCTTCTTGGCTATCTGTGACGTTTTCATTAAGGTTTTCTAGTAGGGGTAAGTGGCGTGGCGGGCTGGGGTGTTGTACTTCCAGGGGTCGGTGGAAGCTGTTCAGCTGGGGGTGTGGCCAATTTGTCAGCATCAGCACCAAAGTCTGAAGTAAGCTCCTTACCAATTGAACCCATGCGAGGTGTTGGACCCGGTTGAATACCAGCAGCAGATCTCGGCAACTCTTCCTCTGAGGCCTTAAGCTTGTTCAGCTGGTCTCTTAGGTTTGAGAAGTAGTCCTTTAGGTTCCAGTTATCGACAGCCAGAACCTCTGCTCCGCTGGCCAGCGTATTGACATCTTCAATGTTGATGGACCCAGACAGAGGATTGCCTCTCCATATCTTCAGATATGTGGACAGCTTGTCAGTATATGGACGGTTTCTGGCCGCCTCATATGTTGTGAGCATTCTGTCAAGTTGACGCTCTATGTTGCCGTGCCAACCAACAATGCCTTCTCCAGAATAGACTTCTACAAGATGGTTGTCTCGTACAGATTCAGAAAGATAGGCAATTGAGTCGTAGTCTCTCATGTTATTTGGAAGAACGACCAAGGATGTCATTGACCTTCGCAGCATCAACTTTGTAACCCTTGGCTTTCATTCTTTTTACAATTTCTGAGGTTTCAAGCCTCTTTAAGGCTCTGACCTCGTCCTCGCACTCCAAGACCATCTTGATTAGATTCTCAGCCTTTATGATGGACTCATTGGTCTCCTTGGCCTGTAGTTTTCTCTTGGGGTCTTCCTCATCGTGGCTGAAGGTGTCAGCCACATCTCTCATCATCTTGTCGAGGTTGACATCCTTCTGGTCATTCTTAAGAGGGCCATCGTGGAGATCTAGCTCAAGGAATCTGATGCGATAATCTGTCTGGTTTGGATCAGAATCTCCACAGATATTCATCACCCAGCCAAGTTCGGCCAACTTTTCCATTCCATCTGGAGACTCGAGGCTGTTTACAGCAGCCTGGTAATCTTTAGCAGAATCAAAATGAGCAACCACAGACGCATACTCAGGCACAAGCTTGTCATCTGGCACACTGACACCGATGGCAGAAAGGGCCTTATTTAAGGGTCCTTTTTTAACTTCTATCCTGTTCTCCGTCTTGATTTGCTCAGCTAAATTAAGGAGATCATCACGAAAATCGTTGTCCTCCTGAGCATCGTACAGATAGTTGATTAAAGCCTTAAGGTCTTTCATTTCTATGGTAACTACTACAACCATGCTTGACTTTTTCCCTCTGTCTAAACCCAGAGAAAAACAAGTCAAAGCCGTTCAGTTCATCCAAGCTGCAATAGAACGCGGGTACAAGCACATTGTTGTTTCGGCTCCCACTGGAACAGGTAAAACAGCCATTGGTGCCACTTTGTGCCTATGGGCAGCCAGTCAAAATGCATCAAGTCTGAGAGGTGAGCCAGGAGGATACTATCTGGTAACTCAAAAGATGCTACAAGATCAGCTTGAGAAAGACTTCGTAAAGCATCCACAGTTCGGGTGTGCGTCACTCAAGTCAGCCGCGGCCTATGAGTGTGATGAACCCAGATTTAAGAATTGTGAGATTGGTCGTACAAAGAACAAGTGTGGCGGATGCACAAAGTACAATCCACTCAAAGAAAAATTCTTGACATCTACCATTGGAGTTACTAACTATTCCTACTTTATCACCGAGAAGTTGAACGTGGGCAAGATGCCCACTAGAAGAGTTATGGTGCTGGACGAGTGTCACAACATCGAACGTCTTCTTGTTAGATTCTTTGACATTACAGTTGGCCAAGAACAGATGGATGATGTTGAAGTATTGGACAGGATCCCTGAATTTTCTAGCATAAATCATTTCATTTTGTGGTGTAACAACGTGTATAAACCCCGTCTAAAAGAAAAAGCTGAAAACATGGCCAGTGTGGCCCACAGCAGTGAAGCAGTTGAGGACATCAATAAGGCTATGAAGCTGGCCATGCAGCTTCAAAAGCTATGTAGGGCTCTGGATTCAATGAATGCCAATCCACAGGATTGGGTGTTTTGGAGTCAAGAAGACCAGAAGATCAAAGGTAAGCAGTACATCGCCAGGCCACTCTATGCCCATGAGTTCACATCATCACTCTTTGGAGACTCTGATGTAATCTTGCACATGTCAGCTTTCCCAGGCGACAAAATCACCTACTGTCAGTCATTAGGTTTGGATCCTAATGACGTTGCATGGATTGGTCTTGGCTCAACATTTCCAGTGGAAAATCGACCAATCCACATCGCCTCTGTAGGGTCGATGAGCATGAGAAACATTGATGCCACTTTGCCAGTCTTGATAAAATACACCATTCGAATCATGGACAAATTCCATGACAAGAAGGGACTCATACACTGCAACTCGTACAAAGTTGGTCAAGCCTTATATGATGCTTTGAATGATACTGCACATAGCAATCGTATCATCTATCCCAAGAGTGCCGAAGAAAGAGAGCAGGCATTCAATGACCACGCAAACTCAAAGATGCCCACAGTGATAATCAGCCCATCCATGACGGAGGGTTTTGACTTTGCTGGCACATTGGCTGAGTGGCAGATCATTGCTAAAGTGCCATTCCCAAATATGGGAGACAAGCACACATGCAAACGAAAGGACGTGGATGACAACTGGTACAAGATGGAAACCATCAAGACCATAGTCCAAGCTTGTGGACGAATTGTCAGATCAGAGACCGATAAGGGTACCACCTACATCATGGACTCTGATATCAACAGACTGCTAGACTACAACTCTAACCTCTTCCCAAAGTGGTGGTTGTCAGCTATGATTAGGCGTTAGGCTTATATTGTGCCACTGCTGGTCGGTGGCATTATTTCTGGGCCAATTCCAAGAAATGCGTCAGTTGCCACGTAGAAACCTTGCGTCAACATCCATGCTGTGGCAGACAGCAATTGTGGGCTGGTTATCTCAGAAAGAGAAAGGACAGACCCATCACTTAGTCCAAGCGTGCCAGATGTAAGGTACTGAAGACCATTTGGAATAATAGCAGGGTTTCCAACATCAAGGGGACCCGCAGGCCTAAAAGCGAGGTTGAATCGCGTTTCTTGAGTCTCCAACTGTGAAATCCAATTTTGCGTTGAAGACCTATTCCACTGATACACTGTTGAAGACACTTCTATTCTTGGGTCTTGATAGTCGGCAATAGCATTGAAAGAATCCACAACGCTATTGAAAGCCCTGTTAAGCATAGACCATGGATAGTTTCCAAGGCCGTCAACATTCTGTGATAGAGCCAGATTCTTGCTTCTTCCAAGCTGTACTTGGTTGATTGCGAGAGCTGGAAGATTTGAATTCTGTACGAGATTTACAAGGATAGAAGGATTAGAAACTGTAGACCCTGGACTAAACTTGAACACAGCTACATCGGGTCTATTTCTGAGTCCATTACACTCAAACAAGGCCGATCCCACTTCTGTGTTTCCATTCATCAATGCTGCATTCATCTTGATGGACAGTGGAGTCACATCAGACGATACAAAACGAATGTCAAGCACTTTTAGCTGTGATGTGGAAGCTGCTGGGCCCGTCCACGAAATAGACAGTTGGGCATTTGTGCCAGTGGCTAAAAGATTGAATGTTTTCTTGACAACATCACCATCTTGATAACCCTCTGCTCCAAAAACAAGTGGAGATGTGCTGACTATGGAACCACCAAATGAGATCAGCACAGGGAAATCATTAGGGGTGTCACCGCCATAGTTTGTGTAAGAGACCTCAAACTGATAGTTTCCAGGCAACAGTTCAAACGAGTAGTCAGCCGTGGTAGATACCGCAGCTGGGAACAATCCACCAGAGTCTTGAGTGGGTGTGAGGCCATTCAGTTGGCATCCAAGCACTTCATAGTAAGACTGTGGTATGATTGTCATGCCCACATAGACATCACCCGCAGTTATGGCAGGAAGGGACTGGAGCCGTATGGCGTTGGTTAGTGTCAACTGAACATTTTGCACCAAACCACCTTGGTCTATAGCCGCACAGTAGGCTCCGGAAAGAAGAGAAGATTTCGACTGTCCTTCAGTTAACACTAGTTGGCCAGCTTTTTGAGCGTAAAATGCACTGTCTTGCTTGGCCAATGTGTTTACTACGAAATCGATTTGGTCAGTTCCAGGTCCACTAATAACCGTGGAGTTATTTACAAAAGGCTGAGGTTGTGGTATATGAATTGTGTTAGCACTAGGAGGATACCACCTCAGCAAGCCAGTGTCAGTGTAGTAAACGATCTTGTATCTTCCTGTCAGTCTTGGCTCAGCGACCCAAACACGAGTATGGGCCGTGTCTTGAGAGGGATCGTGGCTATACCACTCTGCTTCTAGGCCTGTAGTGCCACTAGAAACTACTTGAATTATCAGCTGTTCAGCTGTAATGAACGGGTTCTTTAAGAAGTTTTCTACGTTGGCAACATAGACACCAAGACTGTTGTCATTAAAAGCCAAGGTCTTATCCGGCTTTGAGAACAGATCAACGTCTAAACGTAAAACTGGGTTGATACCTTCATTGACTGGACTTCCGTCTGCGAATGACCAAACATCATTGATACTACCCACTGCCGTGCCATGGGTATCAACACTGATCACAGGTGGGTTGACAAAAATATTGGACGTTCTGGCTAGAGTTTCATGTAGCAAAAGATCTCTGCCATAGAGATCTTTATCAGCTGTCACCTCATCATAGGGAACAGACGAAGGAACCACATAGGAAACTGTGCCAAATTGATTAACTGTTATGGACCTATCTGCGGATGAGTCAGGTAGCACTGGATAGGTCATGCCTAACTGACGAGGTCTCTCAACACGAGTGCCAAAAACTGTGGCAGCATTAGAGCTCACTGTAACCACTGCTGCGGCCACTGCGTGGTCACGTCCAATCAGCTCCAAATCTCTCTTCTGATAATCATACCAGTCAAAAAGACCATATGGGTTTATCAGAGTGGATGTCTCAACAAGAGTACCACCTGTTGGAACAACTAAACCTTCTGACACAAGTGTGCCATTGACATAGAGGACATTTGAAGCTGGACGATTGTACAAAATCGTTCCAGTGGTGTCAACTATGGCATCAGGAATCTGAGGTGGAATCTTAAGCTGTTGGATCATATGCCACGAGTGTATCGCATGGCGGTATTCACAGCGACATGCAACTCAAAGTTTCTGGTATTGTTAAGAACAGAGACAGCAATCTTATCTGGGCCCGTGTATCGTCTGGGTTGAAAAGGTGATCCGGCTACAACACCAACCAAGGATGTTGTCAGAATCGACTCAGGATAGCCGCCAGGAAGATTGAACTTGTCAGGCGATGTTGACTGTATGCCACAGACTGCAGCGCCCATAGACTTATTTATGATGTTGGGCACCGTGGGTGTCAAAATGAAATAGCTATCTTGAGCTCCAGTGGCAGGGTTTGTGATGCCCGTGGAGTTTACCACTTGAACTTGAGTGGATGACAGATACCCAGTTACGTAGGACTGTTGGTTATTGGACCACGTTATCATGGAACCCACATCAGATGAGAGAAAGAATGGCTCATTTGACGTCACAGTCATTGTGGCACCAGGTGATGTATCAACTGCTTTTGATGCTGTAACCAGCAAGCTATTTCTTTGAACACCAACCAGATCAGTGACGTGCATGCAAATCCATGGTACTGACAAGGCATCCAGATAGGCCAGCTGAACCAGTGAAACTATCACTGATTTTCCAGGACTTATGACGGTTTCAGGTAGACAACCGCCAATGGTCTTTATGCTGCTAAATTGTTGCGGTGTTATCATAGCTTTAACCGAATCTGAGATGACACAATCATCTTCAAATCAACGTTGTATAGCTGTGATGTGGTCACTGTTGAGGTGGTGCTTTCACAGTTATTCACAATCACCACCGAATAGAAACCAGGCTCAGTGATCTCCAACTCTGCAGCAGAGCTGGCTCTAACGTATGTGCCAACCGAATCAGCTGAAATCACATCAGCCGCAGTACCAACCCACGTAACACTCTGAGGATCAGTTGTTGCAGAGAAGTCCTTTGCAATGCCAATGTATGAAATACCATAGCTGTTGTTCAGCAGCTTGATGTTAAACTGGTTACATTGATTTCCCAAAGGAAGATCCACGCCAGCAATTGAAGCACTAGTGACTGTCAGATTCATGTCCTTGTAGACAAGAGTCTGGCCTTCACTCAGGCTGAATGTTGCAACCACAAGCCAATCGCCTGAACGGACCAGGGTGCTTGGCATTGATATGGGCAAATCAATAATTGACTCTAACTCTTGAGTTGTGAGGAACATAGACTATACGTTTAGAATTCCAAGTGCAGACAATCTTGATCTTAGTGGAATGCGGATTTCAGCTCCAGATGCTACACCCGCAATTGGATCGATAAGATTGTTTACTAGTGCAATGACCCACCACAGCTCTGGAGTGCCATAATGTAGCTGAGATATGAGGTCCAGACGTCTCTCGCCAGCTAGGGTTACCCTGTAGAGAGTGTCAGAAGCATCTGGCACGATAGGAGGGTTGAGCAAACCAGTGACGATATTGCCATTGACGCTGTAAACTGGCGTCTGAGACAACATTGAAAATGGTGGCAGTGTGACTCGCTGGTCCATCACACTAACTACGCCTCAAAAACACTATTCGGCCGGGCACCCAAACTTTGAGGTAGCACGATGCTAATGGGTGGCTTCTCCTCTTCAGCCACGTTTGAGTCTGGCATTATGGCTGGTATGGTGGCGTCTATGGCCACATTCGAACCTGTTTTTGAGGTATATGAGATTGCGTTGTAATATGCTCCAGCTGCAGAGTCTGAAGTATCTTTGCTGCCACCTTCTTCCTCTGGCGGGTGATCTATTTTGTCTGGAAGATCAAGCAGCTCTGCAGCCTCATACATCAGCTGGTCTTGTCTAAACAAACGCAACCGTAATTCCTGAATGGCAGATCTCCACTCATAGTATGGCGTTTTGGTGCGATCCATGGACAGCTTGTCCACGTTGAAACCACCGGCTTGGAGAGTTTGCAATGGCATTTCTGATTGCCATTGGTCAGCGGTTATTAGGCCAAATTTGAAACCAGCATAATCTCTAAGCCAAAAGAAGAAATTCTGTATCTTACCCAGTGAAATGGGTGCGGCTTCACCTGCTGTTATGGTGAGAATAAAGTCGTATTCGAAGACTAACCTGTACTCTTGAAATACTTCACCGGCCCTGTACGTTTCAACCTTTTGTCTGCCGACAAGGTGGCCAACAGAGACACCAGCCATGGTCTGTGTGGCCAAATCAACGTGGGCAAATCTTAGGGCCTCAGGGTGTCTTGCTGGTATGACACGACTAAATCTTCTGGTGAGAAATGAAGATTGGTCCAAATACTGATAGAGCTCTGCTTTATCATCAGTGGCCAGAGTAACAGTTTTAAGCTTACATGGATTCACTATGCCATCAGCCACAGAAAGATCAAGGCATCTTTCAAGATCCACAGTGGATGGAAGCAGCTTGTGAGAGCCACCCACCGATATGCCAGCAATGTCCATCAGATATTGCTTGGTTGATCGTCTAAAACCGTCGTAATAGTCCTCTGGAACTAGTTCAGTTCTAGCACCAGACGAAGCACTTTCGTGTGGACCGGCCCCTTCAATGGGTGTGCCATCATGAAGATACCAGCCACTTAAAACTCGTGGTTCCTCACTCTTCAAACCATAGCTTACTTTGAAGTATCTGTGGCTGAGGCGAAGAGTGTGCTTTTTGATTGTATAGACTGCAAACTGGTAGATTGTTTGGCGTCTTGGCTGATTAGAGTCTAGGATCTCCTTCTTGACTTTTTCAGTGAAGGAGGACTCGTCCGCTGCAGATGAGGCCAGCAAGCTAATAGCTGGCAAAAAGCCTTTGAACTTTTGAAACCGGTTTTGGATACGAGCTCTGACGTTGTTGTACAGACTGTATGCCTTTAGATTTGGATTCTTCTCAAGACGGAAGTTACCTTCGTCCAGCAGAATCCCCATCATGTTTTTGCCAATGACGTGCCATCCTTTCGAACCAGCATTGACAGTGATGTTGTTGCCTAGATCAATAAGGTTGTCTGTGTACTTCTTATCCGGATTGAAGCCGCAGACCTCGCGAAAGAACGGGCTTTGGCCCATGAACTCCATCGCATCACCGAAGACTGTTTCACGAACTGCCGCACGAGTAATTGACAGGATTGAGAAGTAGATCTCAGTGCCACGGCTCATGCCGAAGAAGTGGCCTGGATTTCTCAGCAAACGAGACAACGCTATTCGATACAGGATGATAACACAGCACACCCATGATTTACCAATGCCCAAAGATCCTGTGACGACAGTGTTATGGACCTGAGAGTTAAGGTCAAAATCCTTTAGAAGAATGTCACGCCAGCCAGGGAAGATACCCTCGTTGTCTTCAGACGGTCTGGTTCTTGAACCAAGCCAGTAGTCGTCGGTGATAAACTCCTCGATGGAAGGTGGCCGTCTAACGTAGTCAACCTTCCAAAAGTTCTCAAGAATGTCAATGTCACCAAACTCACCACTTCTAAGTTTGGTAACCAACTCTTCAAACAGTCTTTTCTCGTGGTCGTTAAGGGACGCTATCAGGTGAACGTACTCCTGACTGTCCGCTATCATTATTTCTTCCAGGGTGGAGTCCACCCTCTCTGTCAGCATTTGCATGATCAGCTTCGTCTGGAAGATCTATTCTATTCGAGGTCTGGCTTTTTATCACTATCCCCAGATCCAGTGGGACTAGTGGGTTTTCCCGATCCGCCATCCTTTTTGAGGAGTCCATGGATTATCTTTCGTATGATTTCTCGTCCCTGAGGAGATGTCTTGTCATAACGAGAAAGTGAATCACCCACGGCCTTCTTCTGAGCATAGTCAACCTTGTCCACAAGACCCTTGGAATCTTTGATGGGTGTAGGTTTAAGATGAACTTGTAATTCAGCCATGTCGGTCTGAATCATCTTCATGAAGAGCAAGGCTTCGTTAGGCGTCAGATCGGAACGCTCCAATGATGATAGCATGAAGCGCTCCAGTCTATCTCTGG